GGATGGTTTGCCACGGAGTCCATTTTATGCTCCGAGTGCTTTGAGGGCATGGCCTAGCGCCTCCAGTCCGTACTCGCTTTCACGGGCCTGCGAGTCCCGTGCATCCTCCAGGGCTTGCGCAACGGCCTCCAGCTCTTGCCGATTCTCGCCACGCAGGCGCTTGGCGATGGTCCGCAAGTCGTTTATCTGGTCCTGCATCGCATCCTCATCGGGATACGAGCCCTTGGCCTCGTTGATGTGCGTTTCAGCGGCATCCGCGCCCTCAAGCCCTGCGGCAGAATCGGCCAACTCGCCGAGTATCGCCGCCCCTGCGGTATGCCCCATCGCGTAAGCCCTGCGCTCGCGTTCCTCGTATGTGAGGTGTGCTGTGTAGTTCATGGTCGGCCCCTTAGTGCGCACGGAAGACATAACCCTCATGGATTGAGTAGCCATCCATGAACAGCTCGCGGGCTGCTCGCTCCCAATCGATGCAGTTATTTGGCCAACTGGCGTTTTCGTCAATGGCGCCCAGGTCTTCCGCGAGCTGTTGCGCGTAGTCTTCCTCGTCGCGTGCCGTGCCTTGGAATGCCTCCAGGATGTACTCGAAACTGGCGGACTCGTCCTCATGCTCGCGGTAGACCATGATGACTTCCCGCTCGTGCTCTGACAGCTCCAGCCATTCCCAAACCTCATCGCTGATATGCGACTCGCTGACCATCCCGGCGGGAATGTCCTCGTGGTCCTGAAACATCAACTCAGGGTCTGCCTCGTCCTTGTGCAGATCGTGGCACGCGGTCAGGAACTCGTCCTTATCCGCGTAGTCCTCCAGGTCGAGCCATGCGCCCTCGACGCTGCCCGCGTTGTACTTGGCATACGTGCCAACATAAACCTTTGCCATTGCTAACCCCTAGCCCCTGTAAACGCGAGGCGCCGCTGTGCTGAAACGCACTCCAAGGCCCTGCACGCAGGGCTATGGGCTACGCTTGCTGGAAACTCACTTGAAGCTATCAAGCCAGATCAGGATGGCCCATCCGAGGAGGGCGAAGAGGGTGAGGAGGAGGACTATCACGACGCGCCTCAGCAATCTTCCCGATCACCGCGCCAGTAGTCAGGGTTCACAAACCACAGATCACTGCGGCCCATGCTGAACCCCTCGTAGTACTCCAAGGGCTGCTCGACTAGCCCACTGTGATTGTTGAAGCCGTCCCAGTAGCCTTGTTGCCACAGGACCGAATGCCGCCTAACATCCGTGTCGGTCATTGCTATCTCCAGGCCCCTGCGATCCGAGGCGCGATTGATGCGAAGCGCATCCCGTAGCGCACTGTTGCGAGTGCGCTAGAGGCTGGGCTTAGGTTGAGGCCGTCGTGCGTGCCGGGTTGAAGAACCTATCGGCATTGGCCGTGTGGCCGCAGTCGCACCACATGGTGTATGAGCTGTCCCACTCGTGGTCCCCGAATACCTCAGTCTCGAAGTTGCCGTCCGGGCCTTGACGGACATGAGCTGTCGTGAGTACGTGGACATGCAGTGTGTCCGTGCTGCCGCACTTGGGACACTTGAACTCTGGTTCCATGTTCATTCCTAGCCCCTGATTGACCGAGGCGCATCTGTGCGAACGCACTGGATAGCCCTCCATGCGAGGGCTATGCGGTGGGCTCAGCTCAATGGTTAGAAGCCTCTTGGATCAGCTCACCGTTACGGTAGATAGCCGTAAGGTAGGTATCGTCCAAGGGTGGCGCATCGTAGGAGTACCATCCGTAAACGCCGTGCTCGTCTGCATAGTGCTCGGCGAGGCGGACGACGTAGCAGGTTATGCGATAGAGGGCAGAGCGCTGCTGTGCCTCTTGCTTTGCGTGCTCGATAGAGCCGATAGGATGCCGGTTGTCCATGTGAACTCCAAGGCCCCGACTAGTCTGAGGCGCGACAGGTAGCTACCTAGCCACCATGACCCTGAATATACGCAGTGCGTGCAACCCTGTCAACCCGCTACCTCAAGAAAGATACTAGGGGAAACCCTAACCCTCTAGGATTGGCGCGGGTTTCCAATTGAGGGTGCTTACTAAGTAACAACATAGTAGGTTACTAGGTAGTTGACTAGAGAGTACCTAGTAGGTTGATCTAGTAGCCTTGCTAGTAGGATCACTATGACTATCCTAGCTATGTCATAGGTAATGCATCATGGTAATGACACAGTATCCTTGCTGGGGTAGGTACAGTGTGGTTGCCAGTAGGTTGACCATGTACCCCTCAGTGTCTACGCCAGTAGCAATGACAGGGTGTTGACCTGGGTAAGAGCATAGGAGCTGGTCAGTAGGTTGCCAGTGTGTACCTAGGGTGTTGACTGAGCTAAGGGCTTATGGCGTAGCCTAGGTGATACCCGTTTGATGCCGGATTACCAAAGGGTACAAGGCCCCACGTCTGCACAGTGATGCAGTAGCGGCTACCTTGTGAGTACCTAAGGTGTACTAAGGGTGGATTGGGCCATAGCCTGTGGATAATCCGGGCCGACGCGATTAGCGGGCCTACAAGGGCCTATCGACCCATCAGGCTACATTGCCCTTACCCGACCACTGATCGTGCCTTGGCGGTGCCATTCCGGCCCTCCTAGCCCTATTCCCGCAAACCTGATCACGCCGCCATCGCATCAAGCGATACGACAGGCCTTATGTTAAATCGCCCAGCCCTGCCTAGTAGCGCCAGGGCGCGGGCAGGGGCGTACGGGGGCGTGGCGCGTGGGAGATTGGTGGGACTGCCCCCTCGTGTGAGTAAGGCAAAATTTTGGTCAGTACTGTGGGTCAGGCTTATCGGCCTTGTGGTTGCAGTGCCAGCACGGGACGCGCCATTGCTCCTCGATGCCGTACTCCCAATCCCAGCCCTCGTCATCACAGTACGGGCATGTAGGTTGTTCCATGTGTTCCTCTTGGGGTTGTCCCCTCGTGCGACCAAAGTAAAATTTAGGCTACCTCTCGCCAGTCCTCGGCGAGCACGTCCGTCTGTGACGCAAGCCACGGCACTACCTTACCGTCCGCCGTCCTAATGTCGATGTGCGGGCAGTAGTCAACCACTGTGCCCTCGGGATAGATGCCGAGGAGAGGCGGGCGGTTGACGGTGAACTTCGAGCCGGGGACTAGGAACAGGAACATGCCTTTGCCGTTCCAGCCTGACCGAGCCACACGGGCACCGGCTTTGAGGGACGCGAGGGCGTCACCGAATGTCATTGTCATTACTGTGTTCTTTCTTGGGGCATGTGCCCCTCGCTTGACCAAAATAAAATTATGGTTTCACCTTTCGGCCCGACCGTTCAACAATACGTGGCCTTCCTGCCGCAGCGCCCTGCGCACCGCAATCTCAGCGACCACGGCAAGGCCCACGACGCCGATGAGGGCGCCGAGGACGAATGCGAGGATCAGGTCCATACCGAGCCGCAGACCTCCCCGCCTGAGAAGGCGAGGTTGAATGAGTACGTGTTGTCGTTGCCCATGTCGATGGTGATGACGTACGTGCCGAGGGCGGACGGGACAAGGGAGAAGTGAACCTCCGTCGTGTTGCCGGGGGTCACAAGGACCGTCTGCACCGTTGCCGGGGTTACGGCCAGTGAGGCGTTATCCGCATGGACAGCCACGTACGCCGTGCCGTTGGCCGTGGTGCTGGTGTTGCGGAACATCAGCGTCAGCTCAGCCGAGGACGAGAGCAATGTCCCATTGACCGATGCGATCGTTGAGAGCGTGTACGCGGAGAACGTGCATGTCCCCAGGATGTACGAGTTGCCTAGGTCAAGGGCGACCTGCGGCAGCCCCGGCGTGCCACCAGGCGGTGGGCTGGCAGGGGGCGGCGGTGCGGGCACCGTGGGCGGGGTAGGCGGCGCCGCCGGTGTCGGCGGGTCCGGCAACGCTATGCAGTAGCTCATATCGTGATACCCCACTTGATGGAGAGGCCAAGGCGGATCGCCAAGCGGTCCTCCACTGACAGCGCCGTGTCGTACACGGCTATCTCGGCGATCTGGTTGTTGTTGCCGACGTAGGTGGCTTGCAGGCCGAAGCCCGATACCTCCAGAGCCCAACTGGAGCCAAGATAGCTCGCGGCCTCTTGGACGCCATCGACGTACAGGTACGAGGTTGCCGGGGTGGCGCCGAGTACGAACTCAACGATGTGCTGCCCGGTCGGCACTGCCAGGGTGTCAGCAACGAGGTTGCTCCCGGATGAGTTGTCCGCCCGCAGCCTTCCCACCTGTGGCGGGCTTATGCTGAGCAGGGACAGGTAATCGCCGGAGCTGATCTGTGCCTTGGACAGTCCAATGGAGGTTGTCGTCGCCGCAGTCGTCCAGTCAACGACCATGAACACCGTGCCCGGCGTTACGGTCTTTTCCGTGAACGCCATGCCCTCGCCGCCAGCGACCTTCATCGCCCCGGCAGGGAACACGTCCGTGCTGAGCAAGGGCTGCAAGGCCCCTGTCGCCTGTGTGGCGTTCGTCGCCGCTGTGCTCTTGTCCGCCCAGGCCGACACGCGGCCCGCCACCTCAGTGATGGTCGTTGCGTCTGCGGCGTCGAGCCACAAGATCAGGCCCGCTGCCTCATCGGGGTCCATAGGCGGCGCGATGCACGGCACAAGGGAGAACACGACGGGCAAGGACCAATCGCTCCAGCCGCCGCCGCTGCCCTTGTGGCGCACCGTGATGAGGTACGCCCCATCGGACTGCAAGCCCACGTCCGCGAAGGGCAGGGTGGTCAGGTCCGATGTGGTCGGCCCGCTGTCGTAGATGAAGATGCCCGTGCCCTGAGAGGTGGGCGCAAGGTCCACGATCTGCGCGACTTGGATCATCCACCGCGAGGCCACGTGCGTCTGCCCATTATCTGACGAGAAGGCCGAGGACGTTGCGCTGTCTGCTGGCTCTACGATGGCGTCCAGCAGGCTCGGGTCCGTGATGACCGGGACAGCGATGGAGCTGTCGATGGGCGTCTGAAAGCCCCCGTCCCCATCGCCCGAGCCGCCCGGCGTGCCGGAGCCCCCGTCGCCGGGGACGTACACGCCCGGTGGGAAGGTCAGGCGCCCGCGTGCCCGCTTGGCGGAGTCCACGCCCGAGAACAAGGGCATGTAGTAATCAATGACGTAGCCGCGATCACGGAGTCCCATACTGCGTCTCCATGTACTGCCGGATGGCAGCGAGGTTGGTGTTGGCTACGGCGAGCGCCTCGCGCAAGGCTTTCGCCCATGCAGCGAGGGCCGCGTTGTCATTGCCCTGTCGGGAGGGGATCGGGACTTGCTCGGTCCACGCCGGGTCCGGCAGGGGCCGGATCGTAAGTGGGGTCGATGGCGCTGAGCACCCCATCTGGAACGCGAGCATCAGCCCAAGCGCGATTTTCTTTGAGTGCTTCATTGAGCGCCTTCTGAGTCTGTGCCGCCGTGGCAGCGAGCTGGTTGATCCGCCGCTGCTTTGCGAGATTGATTGCGGCCTTGGCCTTGCCATCCTTCACGGAGGCGTCCAGAGCGGCCTTGGTGCCCTCAAGCGTCTTGGTGAGGGTCTGGACCTCGGCTTTCGCTTTGGTCGCTGCAAGGTGCTGTTGCTGGCCCCACAGCCCCAAGCCTGCGAAGGCCAGGGCTGCGAGGAGCAGTGCGATCAGCTTAGCCGTCAAGGCTGCGCGCCCTCAACCTTCACGAGCGTGAGGAAGGCGGGGTTGGTGTTGCTCTCATTGAACTGCCACGTGGCGTAGTCGGACACGCAGGCGCTCGGATTGAACGTGCCGAAGTTGCTCGTGATCTGCTGCTGCCAGAGGTTAGGCAGGGGCGCAGGCACTGGAAACACTTCGGTCGCGCCCACGACAACGGCCTGATTCACAGCCGTGGTTGCCGACCCCTGCACGAAAGACCAACCGCCGCCGCACCGCATGAGAGACGGGTGCCGGGTGCTGCCCTTGGAGTAGGAAGGCGTCGCCGGGTTGGCCCAGGCGGGGAGCACATCGCCCGCGCTGATGACGGGCGAAGTGCTGGAGCAATCGAGCGTGAGGATGCGCCCATGTCCAGCCGTAGCCGCGAGGTAGACCCGCGCATTGTTCCCGGACACCGCCGCGATGGCGTGCGAGGTGTAGGCCGATGCACTCCCCAGCGTCGGGTTGTACTCGGTCCCCTTCGAGACGGTGCCTGCGGTATCGACCAGCAGGTTACAGCGGAAGGACGCTGACGAAAACGAGGTCACCAGCGCCTTGCTGCTGCTGATGAGCTGAAGGTCTACGACTGCTGCCGGGTCAGTTGAGGCCGTCAGCGAAGTCAGCACCGAAGTGACGCTCGTGAGTGACGCCGTGGTGCCGGACATGGAAATGAGTGAGGCCGACAACGTGGTGCCGCCATTCGCCTCGGTCCACAGCACGAGCCAGCGCGAGCCCATAGCCAGCGTGCGGAATCGTCCGTTGTCGATGACCGTTCCGAAGGTCGTCCCGGTGCCCAGCGTCAGCGTGCTGCCACTCAAGGTATACGGCTTTGCGTAACCCGTACTGGAGCCAGACAGTGCGCCGATGGCGAGTACCACCGAGGACGTGACCGCGTACAGGTGCGGGGCGACGTTCCACAGCGACCCTGTGTTCGTCGCGGCAATCGCTACCTCCGCGCCGATGGTGGCCGCTGTGCCGCTGATCGTCACGGCTCGCGCTGCTTGCGTTGTCGTGGCCCTGGTGTAGGAGAACACAACCGACGACCCCAGCAGGATGATGTCGCCCACCGCGGCGATGCCCCCGGCGAGCGTGGCCGTGCCCTTACCCGCCGTGTTGACCGTGATGGTCTTGCTGCTGATGGACAGCGTGACAGCCTCCATAGCCGTCGAGCCGTCGTTGGACACGACCAGCACGAAGTCGGTGCTCAGGATGATCGAATTGAAGTACGGCCCGATCAACGCGCCGCTGCGCACGGCAGTGACCGTGCCCCAGGTGCAGTCCGAGGCGTCATAGACGACCGCCGAAACCGTCCCCGTGCCACCCGTACCGAACACGATCAGGGTGCGGGTGGTGTCAAGTTCAAGGAACTGCGCACGAGAGTTTCTGGCAATATCTGCCGTGCGCAGCGTGGCCGTGATGCCGAACAGCGTGGCCCCATCCAGCAGCCAGCCGCCCGCCGCCGTGGAGTTGTCGGCAAGGGATGCCTCCACGGTCGTGTACGGCGGGATGAAGCCACGAATCACGCCTGTGCTATCTAGAACGCGCACCCAATACGCCGAGGGGTTACCAAGCACGAACATTGAGCCGCCCGAGGCGCAGGTCGTGGCATCGGGCAGCTTGACGTAATTCCCGTTGGCTGTTGGCGCGAGCTTATGCGCCCGCATTGATGCGCTGGTGAGCGTAACTGAGCCGCTGCTGTCAACCACACCGCCGCCTGCGGTAGCCGACGAGCCCGGCGTATAACCCAGCGCCGCGAGGCCTGCCTTGAACAGCCCGATATTTTCAAACGGGTTCATTAGACCACCACCAGCGTCCAGGCCGACACGCCGGTCATGTCATCGCCCGTGTACGTGAACGTTTGCCGGTAAGTGTCCTCGCCGCTGGCGACCTCAATGTATTGCAGGACGCCTGCGGTGTACGACATGACAAGGGCGCCGCCCAGGTCAAGCACGGTGCCATCGGACGCCACAGCGCCGGAGCCGACGCCCTTGGTGTGTACTGCGCCATTGCTGCCATCGGTGACGCGGTACGTGCTGTCCGCTTGGTCGCGGTGTTCAAGTTTTGCCATTTGAGTCTTTCATGCAGAGCGTGTGTTCCGCCTGCCGTCTGTTTGTCAGTCCCCGACTAGGGACAAGCTGCCCATTGATGCGAACCTTGTTCCACCGGAACAATTGCCCGCACCACACCGAGGGGAGTGCCCCTTGATTGAGTAGCCGGATCAGGGTGCTGCTGCACGCTGCGGAGACGCCTACGTTGTAGGTCCACAGCATGAGAGCGTCGTATTGGTTTTGTGTCGGTGTCACCAGCAGGCATCTGTCGAGGCCCGAGGCGAACACATTGACGTGGCGGATTAGCGTGGCCTGCGCTTGCGGCTCCGTGACCGGCTGGCCGGGGACAACGCCGTGCGTGTTCCCGTAGCCGTCCGTCCAGATGCCCGCAATGTCCTTGTAGGGAAGGGCGCGGAAGCCCTCCAGCGCCATCAGCAGGATGAGTGCTGCGGCGCTGAGGGCTCTCGCACTGGCCCGCCCCCATTGGAGGCGGGAGAGCATTACGACAGCGTGGCGACCAGCGTGTCCGTGCGTCCGTGGAAGGACACGGTGGCCGTGGACTCGCCGGAGCTAACCCACGTCATGCGGCCATCAGCGGACATGACGCCATCGCCAGCGGCGCTAGACGCCACGGTGACGCGGGTGTCATACACGCCGCCCGACATGACAGCAGCCGAGAGCGTCGGGTGCGTGCCGGACTTGGCGAGGGCCGGGGGCGATTCCATGTGCGTGCGCGTGAACACGGACAGCACGTTGGTGCTGTTCTGGCCGAACACGTCCGCGTGGGCAACGGTGCCCGTGCTGTACGTGGTGCCAGCGCCCGAAGTGCCGTTGAGGGCAGAACGCAAGTTGGCCGCAGCCGTGGTCGTGCTGACGCCGATCAGGATTTCGTTGGCAACCGCCGCCACGCCGCCCGTGAGGGTCACGGCACCGAAGGCGCCATCAGTCAGGGTGTCCGTGGTGGCAATGGCGTTGCCCGCCGTGCCAGCCGTCTCAGCCCGCAGGGAGACGGTCGTGCCGTTGGAGGCAGTGGCTTCCACGGTCGGGTGCGCCGTCATCAGCGTGGCGTAGTCCGTGCCTACAGTACCGGCGCCGAGGTTGATCGCGTTTTTGAGGTTCGTCAGCGTGTCGGTCAGGGTGGCCCCGATCTTCACATTGCCGTCCACGTTGGTCAGCGAGTCTTGGAAGGTATAGACCTTCGTGCCAATGGTCACGGTGTTCGTGTCCGCGATGGTCGTCGCGGTCAGCGTGCCGGTGGCCTTCGTCTCTGTCAGGGCCGTCTTGTACGTATACACGCGGTCGCCGATGGTGACGGTGTTCGTGTTCGACGGCGCAGTGTTGTACGTCAGGGTCGCGGTGTCCGGGGCCATGACAATCTGCGTACCGGCGTCCGGCCACGTCGCGGTGACGGTGACGGCCTGGACTTCGCCCTCGGCGAGCGTCACGGTGGCAGGCAAGACGGCGATGCTGTCAGCGCGGGTCCACGGGCGAATCTCGTCCGTCATAGCGGCCACGAGGTCCATGAGCGTGTCGGCGGCGGGGCTGTAGCCCAGGCCGCGCTTCGCGTACGTGGCGGCGTGGTTGATCGCCTTGGTCACTTCGATCTTGAGACGGTTCGCGTTGTTCACGAGGCCGTTCATGTTCGGGAGGTCAGATGATTTCATTTGGTAGCTCTTAGAGTTTCCTCACCCGCTTTAACCACGGGCTCGCAGGCTGCGGATGCAGTTGCTTGAGAATGTTTGAGGGTAGGCCGAGCGGGTTCCTGATGAACGCCGCTAGCTCGCGCTGTCGTAGCGCCTCGATAGCCTTGCTTTGATCCACCGCCAGCGCAGCGGAGAAGTGCCTGATGGCCCCCTCCAATACGTCAACCCGGTCGTCGTGCTTTAGCGAATTTTTGTCCCTTGTCAGCGTAGCCAACTGGAACAGGAACGAGTACGTCAGCCGGACCTTCACGTCGTAACGCGAGATACTGACCGACTCTTGCTCAAGGATCGCCTCATTGATGATGAGGGAGCCCCGGCCTAGCACGGGTTCCACCGTGCCGATGATGCGGGTTTCCTTCTGCCCCACCACAAGGTCATCGTCTATCGACGGCATGGGCAAGCCAGCCTTGTCGAACGCCGCCTTGAGGATAGGTTGCAGCACCTCGCGGAACAGGCCGAAGCCCATGTTCTTTTCGATCTTGATGATCGTGGGGCGCCACTCCACCGCCTTGTCGGCGAGGAACTGTAGCTTCTCGGGATCGTGTCCGCCCGGTATGCCGCCAATGTCCTGTGCGAACACGTTGGAGTTCAACAGGTCCGCGATGCAGTACGCCGTCTCGTCGCCGTTGATACCGCCGCCTGCGGGGTCGATATACATGACCCGTGCTTGCGCATGGGACGTGTCCGGGCTCACCGACAGTGGGACGCTCGTGAGGTACGTGCGCCCGTCAACGGACCACGACCGCAAGTGCTGCTCGCTCATCGAGCGGACCACCTTGAGGGGCAGGTTCTCGCCGTCGAGCCGCATCACGATCAGGTGTTCGGTCTTGAGCGGGAACCGCATCGCGTCCGTCAGCGCCGTAAGCAGCATGTGCTGCAACTGGAAGAAGGCCTGGCCCTGCGCCACTTCCTTCTTGAGCAGAATCTCGTCCGTGAGGTACGTGTCGGTGGCCGCGCCTTGCTTGCCGTCCATACCCCACCCGGTCATCAGCTCGGGATGGGCCTTAGCCCTCCGTGCGATGCTCGGCGCCAGCGTGGCGCTGTAGTGCTTGATCTGCTCCGCGTTGGGGATGCGCCCAGGCCACACACGGACCACGAAGCCCGAGGACGGGAGCGTGTTGTATATGGACTCGATGCTCTGCGGCGTGCCGAGGTAGATGATCCGACCATTCGAGCAGATGGAGGAGAAGTCTCTGGTGATGTTGAGGAGCTGCGACCGCATCACTGCGGTCTGCGAGTTCTTGAGCGACTCCACGTCGTCCGCGATCAGCAAGTCCGCCCGCTTGCCCTGCAAGTTAGACGTGATACCGACCGAGGCCACGGAGGGGGACTTGTCCACGCCCTTGAGGGAGTAGTGCAAGTCAAACGCCTCAACGGAGGTACGGTCCCCGTGGTTCTTGTCGGGCCGGATGCACTCCAGTATGTCCACCGACAGGATCAGCTTGACGATCAGGACGGAAATCTCGGTGGCCTGCGTCGAGCCCGCCGAGATAATTAGCACCCGACACTTGGGATCATGTATCAGGCACCACACGGCGAAGATTGCCGTGATGGTTGTCTTGGCCTGACCACGCTGCGCCTGCACCATGAGGTACATGGGGCCGAACTCAAGGAACTCTGCTATCTCGGCCTGAATTTCGGTCGTGCCGAAACCAAGCTCCGTCATCATGTCCTCAAGGAACGGTACAAAGTGCGGGTACGCCCTTTGCAGCGTGTAAACCTTCTCCCAGCGGGCGAGTGCTAGTTCGTTGCTCTCTTTCAATTGAGCAGCTTGCTACCGACCTCGGCGAGCGCCTGCTTGGCGTCCTCCGCAGTGGGCAGGCGACCGCTACGCTTGTGGCGTGCGGCGAGTTGCTTCTCAAGCTCGGACAGTTCGTTGCCCTCGGCAGCGGCGCCCGTGATGGCGTTGTCCTTGAGGAACTTCGCCATGACGGCGAGGTCGCCCGCGCCGGGCCGGACCATGAGGCCCGAGGCTTTCCACGTCTTTGTGACGCCGCCCGTCTCCGAGTCGGTCACAACGACCTCCTGCATGTCGGGGATTTGCCCGCCGATCAGCTTGAGGAAGTAACTGCACAGCGCACCGTGCAGCTCGTCCATCTGTGTGTCATTTGCCCTTGCCATGTTGGCGGTCCTCCCACTTCCAGTAAGCCTCGACCCCCAACCACATGAACCGGCCCAAGCCGTACAGGACCGCGAGGATCAGTACCCAGGTGTCGAGGCGCACGTTGAATAACGTGGCCGCGCCCGTGCCGATGATCGGTGCGTCCTTGAACACCTCCGATATGAATTGCTTGATGCTCATGCTGGGAAGGTCAAGGTTTGTGTGACAGTGATGGTGAGTTGTCCGGCATTCAGCACGGACACGGCGGGGGATAGCAAGTCGCGGGCGATCATGTACGTGTTGCCGTTGCCGTTGAAGGCGTACAGCCCCGTCTCGCCGACGACGATAGTGCCGCCGCTGTTGTTGTTTAGGACGCGAGAGCAGGCCCACGTCCATGTCAGCGTGCCAGCGTTGTACGCGGGCGTGCCGAGGGTCATGGCCTGATAGGCGAGTTGCCCAGCGCCGTTACCGTGCGCGATCAAGGCCCCGAGGGCCACGTCCTCGAAACTCTCGGCAGCCACGCCCGTCCCGGCCACGAGGCCAGCGGCCACGGAGCCAGCGGACCCCATTGCGGCAGGGCCACCGCCGAAGGTCGTTGCGCTGGTGTTGGCGACCGTGCCTGCCGTGTTCTTGTTGGTCAGGTGCCCGGCGCCGAACGTCGTATCTGACGCCATCGCAAGGGTGGTGGCCGGGCCGCTGGTGCTGGTGATGAAGCCGCCGAACTGCTTGTAAAACCAGTTCCAGTAATTCCGATTCAGCGTGCGGCTGCGGTCCTCGTAGGCCGCGTGCAGCGAGCCGTCAGGGGCCAAGGACTCCAGCTTGATGAACTGCTGTACGACAGGTATCCCCAGCTTCTTGCCGAGGCGCTGCAATTCCAGATAGTCCGATTCCGGCTTTACGGTTCCGGGCTGGAACGGTGCATCAATCTCGGTCATGGGGAGGTGGCATTGGAGGTCTGTGTGGGCACTAACGAGCCAAGGCTCGGCGTGCTGGATGCGCTGTAGGCGACGCCTGCAACGAGGGTTGTGCTGACGGACTGCGCCAGCGATGGGGAGTAAACGCCCCCGGCGCCAGCGCCCGAGCCCCCGCCACCGCTGATGGGGTGCGAGGATCGGATGGGCTCGGGCTGGCGCACAGGGGCGTATGCCATCAGTTGTCTTTCGTCAGATTGAGTGCGGGCTGGAGATACCAGAGGCCGGAGAACGGGAATTGCTTGATGCCCGTGTGCAGGTCTAGCCTGCCTGTGGCGAGCTTCCCGAGCATGTCGATGGTCCCGGCAGCCGGGATAGTTCTACCGACACTCGCGGCGTCAGTGCGTACGCCTAGTGCCTTCTTCATATCGTTGCCGCCCCAACCGCCCGCCACGGCGGCTGTCAGGTCCAGCACATCGGCGGTGAAGCCGGACATGCTGGAGTAGTTCATCGTGGCCCGCACCAGCGCCGCAGGGCTCATGGCGTCCTTGATGTACTTCTCGCGGTCCTCGCGGCCCGCCGCCATGACTTGCACCTTGGCGGCGTAGATCGGGAGGGCCAACGCCATCTGCCCGAGCATTGCGCCCGCTGCATACGTGTACCCGTGGTTCATCCGAGTGCGGCCCCATTGCTTCTCTGCGGAGGTGATGCCGAAGGTGCGGAGCTGGGTGATGACCCGCATGTAGTCGTTGTGGACCCATGCGTTGCGCTCACCAATGAAGGTGCCTTGGATGATCTGACCTGTACCACGACGCACCGCCGAGATAAATGCCTCCGCCGTCCGCACATCGCTGACCCTCGTGAGGTCAAGGCTTATCAAGTGGTCATTGCTGTCCCACTCCGTGATGTGCTTAAGGTCGCCCCGGAGGGACTCGGCCACCTCGGGTGTAAAGCCCATGTCCGCAAGGTTAATGTCGTTCTTGCCGTCGCGGATGTACCGCAGCGCCTTGATGACGATCTGCTCCGCGACCATACGGTGCTGCGCGGCCATGAGGCCACGGAACCCGCTGATCTTGGATTGCAGATGCCCGCCCGCCCGAAGCAGCCGCGACAGCAGCCCCGGCTGATCCATATACCCGGACAGCATTGCGTCCGGGGCGTCCAGTGGGGCGATCATCTTGTACGACTCCATCCCAATCTCGCCGCCGTAGGGCTCCACGGTGCGTAGGATGTGGTTGTTGCTGCGCTCGCCCTTTCCGAGTCGGCCCACCTCGCCGAGCAGGCGGGGCAGTTCCGGCACTCCGTTATAGACGCTGCGCAGCCCGAGGTTATGGTTCATATTGAACGTCTCGGATGCCTGAGCGAACACCAGACCACCCAGCCTTTGCAGGCCCACGAACAGCGCGAAGTTGGTTGCGCCCGCTGATACCTTGGCACCCGCGACAGGCGTGCCGAGAATCTCAGCGAACACCTGATCCATTGCGCCCAGCTCGTCCTTCGTGATCGGCGTGGCGCTCTTGTGCAGGGCAGCCTCGCGTAACTCTCGGGCGCCCCGGATGCCCATGATGCCCTTCTCGGTCAGCGCCACGGTGCCCGCTGAGCGCCTTGCATACGACCGCGCGAGTTTCAGCGGATCAGTCTCGTAGAAGTCCATCACCCGGAGGCCGGGCCGAAGCTCCGCCAACAGGTCAATGTCCAGGCGCTTCTTGGTGTGCCCCTGCCCCTTGGTGGACTCGGCAGCGCGGGCGCGGTCGATGAGGGACGGGTCGCCGCCCATTTCTTCCACAACGTCGCGGACCAGTTGCAGGCCGTCGCCGCCAGCCGCGAGGCCGTCAACGCCTTCCTCGCCCATAGCCCGGCGCCGTACACGCTCTGTGTACTTGCGCGCCAAGTCGGCGGAGAAGCGGGAGTCATAGCCGATACGCTCCTCGAATTGCCGGGCCAGTACCCCGTGCAGCAACTCGATATCCTGGAGCGTGGCGGCTTGTAGCTTGGCCCCGTCAAGGGCCTGCGGCATGTAGCCCTTGGAGTTGGCGGGCAGGTTGCCCCAGCCCAACACGCCCGCGTCTACCTGACCCTGCCGGGCACGCTCGAATATGCCCTCAAGGGCGTCAGCGGCCTCCACGACGGTGAGGTCGCGGTTAGGGGTGTAGTCGGCGTGCCTGCGGCGGAGAACCTCTTCGTAGACCTTGCCGTTGAACTGGCGCTTGATGTTGCCGTGCCACGCATCCTCAATGTGCCCACCGCCGTTACGGCCACGGTACACAGCGTACGCATTGTTGAAGTCCAACATACCGTTGCCGACGAACGCGGGGTGCAGATGCGCCATACGCATTGCCACGTTGTTTAGACGCCCGGCTGCGCCTGTAGTCGTCTCAGCGACCAAGGACGCCACGAGCTGCGCAATCTCGTTCTTGCTCGCCGCAAGGCGCAGCCCCGCCGACACGCCGCCGATCCACTTGGTAGCGACGTTCAACTTCTCTTGGTTGATGGGGTTGAGCGCCATGTACCGCTTGGCGTTCTCCACCATGCGGGCGCCCCATGTGTCCTTGTTGCGCCGGGCAACGTCGGGGTTGGCGCCTGCTTGGACGATGCCGGGCTTGCTGCCGTCGAACTCCGTGTTGCCGATGGACGACTTGACCTGCTCGGGGTCAAAGGCAATGAACACGCGATGCTTCTCGCCGGTCGCGTCCACACGCCCGCCGCCGATGTGCGTGATGCCGTCAAAGCCCATCTGCCTGATCCCGTCTTGGATCATTTCAGCGGCCTCGTACTTGAGCATTTCAGCGTCCCGTGCCCACTCCTCTACCTGCCGGTAGTGCGCCTCGTTAGTGTTCCCCGAGGGCTTGTACTCGCCCTCAAAGTCAACCTCCGGGAACGCCTTGGCCCATGCCGCCGCCTTCGCGGGGCCGTCCATGTTGATCGGGTGCTCGATCTTGAGGTATACCGGGTACACCGTGGGACCGTCCCCACGCCCTTTCTTGGTGTAGCTGGAGGCTACACCGGGGCTGTCTGTGAAGTAGCTGCCTTGCCCGAACAGGCCGTACTCGGACCCGTAGGTGTCGAAGGAGTGGATACCCTCGCCGTCAGGGGACTTGCGGGTGCCGTGGAACATCGGGCGAGGCTCTCCGCCCACGGACACAACCTTGCTCTTACCGAACCAAGTCTTGAACTCCGGCGTCTCCGTTACCTTGGGCTGGGCCGGTGCGAACACAGGCGTGCCGTTCTTGAACTGCACGTTGTCCATCGGCATCGCAATCATCTGGTCGATGATCTTGGCGCCCTCATCAAAGGCGTTGCGGCCTTCGAGCCCGAGGACTCTCTTGATGATGGACATGAGTTCTCGCAGGGCGCTGGTCGAGCGACCCGCCACGGGCTTGCCGGGCATGACGCTCAGAATGTCCCGCGTCTCTTTGTCCGTGAAGAACTGCGCAGCGAACTCGTGCAGGTTGGTCGCGGAGTACCGAGCGCCGTGCTCGGCCTTGACCTTGCCCAGCTCGTCAACCTGCTCCTTGAAGCGGTCGAACAAGTCCTCGAATTGGCGCATGATGCGGATTTGCTCCGCGTTCATCAGCCCGGCTTTCTTCTCCCACGTCGCAATGCGGTTGTACGTGGCGGCGTGGAATACCTCGTGCAGCACGGAGTACACGCCGTACTTGGTCAGGCCGTTGACCTTCTCGCCGAGGTCGTTGGGCGCCATGTTGCCCTTGGGGTCATAGATCGCAACGCCCGGCCCGGAGGGGTCGTAGTTGCTGCGGGCATCGCGGCTGGAGAACCGAATCTCCATGTCAAGTCCATCCTTGGACATGACCTTCTGCAAATAGGTGGCCGTCCGTTTCTCAACGGGCGAGGCGAGGGGGTGCGTCTTGATCGCGTCGAGTGTGTCGCGGAGGTTCCCGTGCTGCACGGGCTTGTTTCCGTCCAGGCTCCAACTCAGTGTGATCTTCTGCCCGTTGTCGTTGACCTTCCGGGCCACGCTTCCTTTCCTGAGTTGTTCAATGATTGGCGGCTGCTCGAAGTCGAGCGCGTCCATAGCGAGGTCCGGCGCTTCCTTGGCGGACGACACCTTCTCGGGCACGCCCGTGAACTCGTCCACCATTTCGCTGCGCACGTCGTCGGGGACCACACGGTCCTGACGCTGCGGCCCGGTGGCCTCTTGCACGGCGCGGCTGATCTGGTCAGCCTCGTTGTCCTCGACGCGGCGGGCTACTTGCTCGGGCGTGAGGTTCGGCTCCTCGCGCATGACGCGGGTGGCTGCGGCGGATTGCTCGGCCACGGCCCGCTCATGGATAGAGGTGGCGTGCTCGCGGATCGCGGCCTCAGCGCCCTGACGGAACACGCCCCGCGAGAACGGAGCGGCCAGTAGGGCGCCAGAGGCAGCAGCCATGGCGTAGTCGCCCGAGGTCTTTACCTCGCCGACAGCATCGGATACGCCCTCGATAGCGACGTTCGCTGCGGCGTTCTCAGCCAGCATCGAGCCGACAGCAGCACCGGGCCTGCCCGCAGCGATCATTGCCCCGGAGCCGATACGGGCCATCTGGAAAGCCTTGACCATCCCCAGCCCGAGCGCGAGGCTCGCGGGGTCGGTAAGGCCAGCGGCCATCTGGCCTGTAAATGCCTTAAGCCCGCCTGCATCCGAGTACGTCTGATCCAGGCCACGGCGGTATTCAATCTCCGCACGGGCACGCAGGGCGGTCTGCTCGCTGGTGACGTTCTCGCGCATGTAGCTGCGCTCGTCTTCCGTCATCCCGGCTTCCAGCGTCTCGCGCTGTGCCATGTAGTCAAACGACGGGTCGGCGGGCTCGGAATTGAACCAATTCAGAATCGACCATGTGGGCATGACACGCGGATCGCGCTCGGCTTCATGGCCCACGTCGAATACTCCGGTGCCTTCCTTCCGGGCCTGCTCTTTGACCGCTGCCGCGTACCGCCCAGCAGCATCAGCCCGGCCTTGCTCGATGCCGTCTGCGGGCTGCGGCATTACGCTCGCGTTGAGGGCATCACCAATCTCCTTCGAGATATCGGGCGCCTTCGCAGGGTGCTGCTTGAGCGACGGGAGCGTGGGCCAATCAGCAGCCGCCGCTGTGGGGGCAGTCTTGGCCGTGGGCCACAGAGCCGCAACGTACCCCACCGTCTCGGGGTTATTCCACCGGCTCTTGTCCCACCCGGCGTTGTAGGCCCTCGTGGCATCCACGGGGTCTTTGAATTTGGCGAGGTTCTCTCGCATCGTCTCAGCCGCCATGAACAAGCTATCGTGGAAGTTGTTGGCGTCGAACGTCTTACCGAACCGGCGCTCCCACGCGGCTTGTGTGGAGGGCTTGATCTGGAAGTCGCCTTGAGCGCGTTCACCGTCCCGTAACACGGGGCCTGTCTTGTTGCGGCCACGTCCGCTCTCCTGCGCCCATTGGCGGTCAAAGAAGTCAAGGGGGAGGGAGAGTTCTTGTGCTGCGGCCTGCATTGCTTGCTCGGGCGACAGGGCACGAAGTGCGTCTAATTGCATTGGTTCCTAAACGACAAAAAGCCCGCACACGGCAATGCGTGGCGGGCTATACTGCTCAGTCTGGAGGTCAGACTATGGTGAAGCTACTGGCTCTGATGACGGACCCCCTCGTGCTCGTGGGGACGTTCCTAATCTGGATCGCTGTACGGCACTGGCTGGGCGCCGCCTGGATCGCGCTGATTTACGGGTTCGCCGTTTGGTATGTCGCCTTCAAGGGCAACTATGCCGAGGGGCTACTCCGCATATGGATCGCCACCACGCTCCTCGTCACGGTCTTTTGGGGCCTCAATAAGCTGTGGCGGGCACGCGGCCCGTCCAAGCCTACTGCACCGGCCCCGTAGCCGCGTCCGTTACCAACCCGGTGACGGAGCGCCCAACGAGGCTGGGTACGTTCATCTTCTTGCTCACACGGCGCACAACCTCTGCCTTGATTTCCTGAGAACTGATGTTCCAAGATACCGAGGCGCCTTTGTCATTCCAGCCGGTGACGAGTATGTACGCCGCCCCGTTGCGGTCTGGCGGGCGCTGTGACTCATAGTGGTCGAGCGTAGCCCCGACTTCCTTGGCCTTCTGCTCCATGAGGGAGTCGAACGCCTCGGCGGTGCCTTGTTCGCTCTCTCCAACCACCATGAACAGGGGGCGGTCGTCGGGCCGGGACTTGAGCACAGGATGCCTGCCCTGAACCTCCAGCCCGTTCTTACGCAAGATGGATACGGCACGCTTGGCGGCAACCTCAGGCGGGTTGTTGGTGCGATCAGACTTGTACGTCTTCATCACCATCGCCTCGATCCACTTCTTGCCTGAGTCCGTCACACCGTCTGCGCCGAACCACGAGCCCTTGTACCAATGCCCGCCGAACTCCTCATCTACGGCGTCCCGGATAGCCTTGCTGGCCTCGTCCTTCGCACCATCGGGAATCATGAAATTGGCGATGCCTGCCGAGTTGCGGGCGCCAACCCAGGCAATGTCCTCGGGCGTACCGGCGCGCACCTGAGCACTGAACTTGTCCATGAGCGCCCGCTCGTGGTCGTCAAAGTATTGCGTCTTGACCTTCTCGTCCAGCCTGTCATACACCTGCGTCATCTGGCCTACACCCTTGGTGTACTCAGGCGAGCGTAGCGTCTCGGTGTAAATGCTCTTGACGGAATTGAACCCGCTGCGCGTTCGGGCATTCAGCACCTTTGCTTTGTCTGCTGCCGTGGGGGCGCTGTTGAACGCGGCGAGGCCCGCCTTCTCGGCATCGGCTTCACTACAGCCGCCCATTGCGATGCAGCGGTCCAATGCACCCGGCGCGGCACCGAGCATCGCCGCCGTGTGCGCGAGTGCTTGAAGCTTCTCGGCCTGCCGCTCCTCAGCGGATGCCGCACGGCGGGCCGCTGCGTCCGCAGCAGTGCGCTGGGCCGTCATGATGTGGCCCATGATGTTGTCCACCTGGTTAGGCGGAACGAGGCTGGCCTCGGTCACGCCGGTCAGCGCGGCAGCCTTGGCATTGATGGCCTCGACCCTTGCCGGAATGTCGGCGGGGTTCTGCGTCGGGTCGTTGTAGAGCATGGCTAGCTCCATGGCGAACTTCGGCGTGGCGTTGGCGAGCGTCTGTGCCCCCGCTGCATGGAGTTGCCGATCCAACGTGGCCCGCTTATCCGGGCTGATCTTCGCGTAGAGGCCGCTGTCTTTGAACAGCTTGACGACATGGAAGGAGCCCTGTGTCGCGGCACCCTCTAGGAACGCTGCGATGTTCCGCTCAAAACTCTCATCGCTTTGGTCCGCAAACGGCGCCACAGAGCCAAGGAAACGGCTCTTGGCTGCGTCCTTGTCGGAGGGGGATACCATGTCATCGGATTTGGACATGAAGCCCTGTAGGACCGCTGCCCCGGCCTCCCATGAGCCGATCTGAGCCTCCGTGGCTTGCTTCTGAACAAATACGTAATGCTCTTTGGCATGTTGGCGGAACAGCGGAGCCATCTGCTCCACCACGGCGCCGGTAATCAAGGCGTCGGCGGCGGTGTCCCCGGTCATGAACCCCTGCATGGCGCCTACGGCAGCCGAGCGGAGTTCCTCCGGCCCTGTGCGGGCCAGCTTGGGCATCTGCTCCTGCATCTTGCCCGCCCATTGGGCTACGGCTTGCTGCGAGGTGTACGCACGGGCGCCCGCCAGGGCGGAGGACGGGGCGAAGATATCGGAGTACCAAGGTTGGTCCTTGACAATCTCGCCAAGGGCCTCGCCGGTCATGGCGCGTTGCACGCCGCTGATGAACTGCTCTTGGGCAGCTTCCTTGATCTTGGGCGCGAGGGCGCCGCTGGCGAGGTCGGTGATGGCGCGGAACGTCTTACCGTTCACGTCATCCACGGCACCGGGCAGCGTGGTCAGGCCGGGGGAGATACTGCCGGGGTTCGCTGTCGGCGTCCCCAACTGAGGCAAGGCCGACGAGCCTACGGGGGCATCGCCCTCGATGGCGAAAGTCGCTGGCCCTTGACGGGTCGGATCAGCCATTCAGGCTCCTCAGTTAATTACGATGGGCGAGTAACTGGCTCGGTCCATACGGGCGAAGTCGCCCGTGCCTGCGTAGGCCGGGGCTTCTTGGGGGATGCTGTTGAGCGCGGTCTGTAGGCTCTCACGCTTGGTGAGCAGCCCTTGGATCAAGGACGCCGTGAGGCTCGGGGCACTGGACGACGCGGTGTTCACCGAGTAGTCGATGTTCGGCGACAGCGGGCTAATATCGAGACGGCTCACAGCGGCGGGCATGATGCCGCTGCGCTGCTTGATAAGCTCGTACGTAATCTCGCTTTGCTTCTCGCCCTGCCGCTCGGCCACGCGGGCTTGTTGCAGCCGCATGGAATACGAGACGGCCTGGATGCTGGCCCCGCCGACGCCTGAGGCGGCAGCACGGGCGTTGTACGCACCGAGGGCTTCCATGTCGCGGAGCCCTTGCTCGAAGTTCCCGCGAGTCCATGACTCCTGTGTACGGGCCAGCAGCTCGGCGCCGCTGTTGTTGGCCTCGCCTGCATTGCGCAGGGAGGTCTGGTATTGAAGGCTGCGCATCGTGCCAGCCAAGGTCAGGGCCGAAGCCCTTTCCTGATTCTGTGCCTTGCGGACGACGTTCTGTGCGTCAGCGTTGGCACGCGAGATTATGGAGTTCGCAGAGGCGGTGCCCCAGGCGCTAAACGCCCCTGCGATTCCTAGTCCCACGTCGGAGGCGGCTGCCCAAGAAAATTGGGCCATAGGGCCTCCTTATCGTTTACCGCTGGTGTCGAACCATTGGCCTGCCCACTCAAGGGCGTTGATCGTCAGCGGCAGCCACTTGATGGCGCTGAGCCGGACTTGTACGTTGCGGGCATCGCGCCCGACCCACACATTGACGCCGTAGCGAATGCGCTCGTACACGCCCTCGAAGTGCTCGCCGCCTGCCGTGCCCACTTGGTCGATCCACTCGGCCTGAAAGCCTGCGGTGCGGATCAGCGTGGCGCGGATACGGGACAGCGTGAGCCGCCCCCACGTCTTTGCCTTACCCAAGCGGTTGCGCACGAACGGCGGCGTGATATCCACGAACGCGGGCATGTCCACGCCGGTCCACAGGTCGCCCGTATTCCCCGCAGGATATGCGGCGATATAGTCCGCATAGTTGCCTTGCACGCCGGTCCAGCGGAACGGGTCCACCTCCTCGGCGGGCTGGTCGCCCATCGTGTAATGCGGGTGCTCCAAGCCGGAGAAGCGTTGCGCGTCCGTGATGGACGGCGTGGCGTTGCTGTACGCTGAGCCTGCTGCCGTGTACGTCACGTCCCGCACCACATCGACGGCGGCTGCCGTGAGGATGCCGTTGGCCGCAGCCAAGTCCGCCTTGCGCATACCGTCTAGGTACGGCAGGCCCGTAGGGTCCGGGCGGGCACTGGCCGACATGGCGAGGATCGCCCGCGTCATCACGCCCGCTTGGTTCTTGCCCCACGCCAGCGTGTAGACCATGATGCCGTCGCTGCTTGCCGTGGCCGTCATGCCGATGGGCGTGCCCAGCGATATCGACCACTCCCACGCGGACCACGAATCCACCAACCGCTTGCCGTCCTCGGCGTCCATGTACTGATACACGTACAGGCCCGAGGGCCGTGCGCGAGGGAACGCGCCTGTGGACTTGAGGAAGTGCTCCGTCCGCACGAACAGAATGTCCGGGCTCGTAAGCGATACCATTTCAGCAGGCGTGCCGTTCACGTAGTCGCGGAGCTGACGCGAGGCGTCAACGATCTGCGGCCTGTCCTGGAATACGCCTTGCTGGGTTTGCAGCAGCCGCGATGCGGCCATGCTCGTGTCCTCTTTGAGACAGAACACGATGGAGCCCGTGGACGCCGGGGCGGCGCCCGCCGTGTTGTCCATCGCGTACATGCTGCTGATGACGGCGGTGGCCGGGGTCTGGATGACCCGGCCCGGCATGGAGTAATGGAACTTGTCCCCGTACAGCAAGAGGTTGTGGTCATAGACCACGGCCTGCCGGATGGTGTCGTTCTCGCTGCCCAGCGCATAGACCTCGATTGGGTCGTCGTCGGCCACGGTCAGGACCGAGGTGCGGTAGAAGTTGAAGTAGTCGCCCGGGCGGGACAGGTTCACCGTGCTGCCCGTCGCCACCATGAGGCGGTCCTGGAACAGCGCCAGCGCCGTGATGACCTTGCCGTAGAAGTGCGGCACCGGGGCGCTGGTCAGGTCGCCCGCCACGCTGGCAATCAGCGGGGGCACATCCAGCACATCACTCGTCTCGTCCAGCACAAGGGCGGCGAGCAGCGTCGGCGTCGAGGCGGCGTAGAACGTGTCCTCGTGCAGCACGCCGATGGCGAAGATGCGGGTCGGCGTCTGGATGACGCCTGCGGACTCGCGCCAGATGACCGGGCGCAGGCCCGTGTTGGTCGGGTCGCCGTCCTTGGCGTACGCCTTGAGGTAGTACGCCTCGTCGTTGGAAGTCTTGGGCTGCACCTTGACGACCTTGCCGATGTAGTGCATTTCTGTCACTTCGTCGGAGGCGGTCGTGGTGCTGGCAAGGGAGACGAACAGCGAGCCGTCGCCGCCGTCCGTGACCTCGATGTACGACACATCGATGCTGCCGATGTGCGACCCGTTGCGGGTCCAGCCCGTGAACCCGGCGCTGGTCAGCGCGGCAATGAGGCCCGCTGCGATGTTGTCAGGGGCAATGTCCGCCGAGGCGTCCGATATCCACTCGTTGACGGCGGAGTTGTAGTCCCACGTCAGGGTGTTCACTTGGGCCTGATAGTCCGGGTCGGTGTAGACCAAGGAGCTGAGGTCCAGCAGGTTCGGGTACATCGCCGCCATCGTGGTGTACGTGGCGGTGTACGTGACGCCCGTGGACGCCTTGGTGGCCTTGATCGTGTACGTGCGGGCGTAGCCCCCACCACGGACCCATGCGGCGCCGTAGGTCGACCATGTGCGGCCAACCATCTGATCCACTGACGTGTACGTGGGCGTAATGTCCGCGCCTGCCATCAGGACGTACGAGCCAATGGCCGTGAGGGCGCTGAGCCCGCCGTCCAGGTACGTCGCCATCGCCGTGTCGGTGGCGTCGGTCACGACGGGGATGAACCCCGAGGACGTGTCCGGCGTCTTGTCGTAGACAATGATGCCGTCGAGGTGGTTGGCGCTGGAGCCTACCTTGGCCCGGCTGCGGTACATCAAGTCGTACTCGCGCTCGTCGGCCCGAAAGCTGTAAGCGCGGTACGAGAAGCTGTCCGTGGTGGCGTAGCCCATGTCGCCTGAGACGGCCTGGAGGGCTTGGTTCTCGATGACCATTCCGTTGCGGCGCACGAGGCCCCGGATCGGATCGGACAGCATGTTGAGCTGCTCGCCGTGTTGCCCCTCTAGCCGGTCGGCAGGGGCCTGTTGCGACACACCCTTGACGATGGATGCATAGTTGCCGGTAGCTTTCATTTAGCGGAGCCTGTAACGACCGTACCAACTGTTCGCAAGGATCGGTCCCATGCTCTGCGTGTGGTACAGGTTGACCTTGCTGTTGCGGATATGGTCCGCGTGGAAGGGGATGTACGCCTTCTCCACGTCATCCTTCACGTCCGCCACCTTGGCGCGGTCGCCGTCGTACGTCTTGACGAATCGCTCGGAGGCGAGTGCGGTGATGTACGTGGCGGCGGTGCCGGGCAGCTCGTCAAAGGTGACGAGGGTGCGGATCATGGCGGTAAGCTCGTCCTCGATGGTGGCCGTGTTGTTCGTGAGGTCGAACAAGGCGCCGTCGCGGATCGTGTAGTCGATTGAAGTGTTGAGGACGTTGACGGTCAGCACCGAGGCACCGAGCGCGATGGCGTCGGCAACAGGGGTGAGCGTGCCCTTGTACGTATTGAACCACCAGCCCCGAGACTGCACGGCCTCGCTGGTCGTGTTGAGAATGCGGAGGGCGGACGCATATAGCGGGTGGTCCGTGTAGTCAGGGTCGGTGGAATCAATTGGCGATTCGCCAATCCACCCGATCATTTCATTGATCGCGTCGATGAGGGTCATTGGATTTCCTTGCAAGGAACTCTACGAGGGGGCCGCGTGAGCAGCCCCCTGAGAAAGCCCCTACGGGCCTACGGTCACGGAATGAGGACGCGCCCGGCGTACGCCGCTTGGTCCGGGGTCACACCGAACGCCAAGTGAGCGTCGATGAACCAGCACTTCCACTCCTCGCTGTACCACACGGCGGTGGTCAGGGGGATCGTCTCGCCACCCAGCAGGGCGTTGCCGGAGAAGGCCGTGGCGACCAGCTTCGTGCAGTCCACGTCGTACGCATTGGAGTTGCGCGAGTTGGACAGCAGGTGGCCGGTGATGTTCGTGTTGGGCACGTTGTTGCTCGACACGACCGGCACGCCGAACGCCTTGAGCATCTTCATGTTTTCCATGACGGTGCCCTTGGACGAAATGTACGTGCCGTTGACGATCTGCTCGGCGTCCATGAGGGCGTAGAACGCAGCGGGGCGCAGACCAACGAACACGTCGTCGGTGGCCGGGTCCACGTCCTTTTCTTCCATCATGGCGAACAGGTCGCTCAGCGCCGCGTACAGCGCAGCCGGGTCGGTGGCATCGGCGGACGCAGAGAGCGTCTTGGTCGAGCCGCCGAGGTGCCCGGTCAGGGCGCCGTAGGCCGAGGCCGACAGGGCCGCAGCCTTGTTGCCTTGAATGAACATGGCTTGGTCGAACAGCTTGGCAATCTTCTTGCCGTGCTCGATGCCGACCTTGCTCTTGAAGTCGTAATGCTTCTGGAAGTCATCCAGCAGCGGAACGGCGGTGCGAGCCAGGATCAGCGTGTCCACGGTCAGCGAAATCTTCGCGGCCTTGTTCTCGCTGGTGCCATCGGGCTTGGTGCCGGGGACCACGACTTGCAGCGTGGACTCACCAATGCCTTCATTGGTGATGGTGGAGGTGCCCTTGACGGGGCGCATGTCAACGAACGGCGCAGCCTTGGACTTGCGTTCGATGGTGCCGTTGACGATGCCGGTGAACTGCTCAATGTGGAGCGCGAGTTCATCACCATCAGCGAGGACTTGACCGGGCTGGGTGATCTGGAGAATGTCGGAGAGAGCCAATGTGGTTCCTTGTTATGCGCCGCGATAAGCGCGACGACGGGCAACCAAGGCGGCGTACTCTTTCGAGCCTTCCATCTTGTTGCCGAGCTTTGCGTACAGTGCTGCGGACTCGCGGCCAAAAGCCTTGCCGTCTAGTGCGCTGTTCGCGGAGGGGTCATGTGCCGGGGCGTCGGCTTTGACGACGCCTTGGGGCTTTGTGGCCGTGGCCTTGGCGTGCATTTGCGCCAATTGAGTTGCCGTGGCTGTTGCCACTAGCCCGCCCGCCGCGAAGGCAGCATTGAGCTGTTTCTTCTCGTCAGGGTCAGCATTGGCTTGCGCCCATGCCTGGATTGCAGCCCACTTCTCTGCGCCACCTACCGCGTCATGCACGGCCTTGGTGGTCTTGGCCGCAGCAGCTTCGTTGCTGGCTTTCCTGCGGCCATAGGACTCCTTAGCCAAGTCGATGTACGCCTTGGCGCCGGGGGCCTTGTCGCCCAGCTTGGTCAGCTCCGCCTCCAGCACCGCGAAGTCGCCCTTGGTGGCGGCCACGATGGCGGGGTGGTCGGGGCCGAAGCCACGGGCGCCGACGTACTGCAACGCCACGTCGAGCCCGGCATCGCCGGTCTTTTCGTACACGACCACGTTGTCCGATGGCGGGGTTGGCGCGGGCGGAGTAGGGTCAGTGAATACGATGGGCGCTGTAGGATCAGCAGGAGGGGTAGCAGCGGGTGCAGCGGCGACAGGGGCCGCTGCGGGGGCAGCCGGGGCTGCTGCTGCTGGTGCGGCAGCGGGGGCTGCCGGTGCCGTAGCTACCGGCGCAGCCGCCACGGGGGCGGCGGGCGGAGCTACGACGAACTCTGCGGGAGTCTCAGGGGGCATGTTGCTTTCATTGCTGGGGGTCCGGCTGGGCGGCTGCTTGCGCGCCTGCCTTAGCCATTTCCCCTTGGGCTTGTTGGTCCGCGAGGGCCTGCTGCTCCTGCGCCATTTCGGCCTTGACCTCCGCCTCGGGGCGGACATACTTGCTGGCCGAGATACCGCGAGACGCGGCGGCAGTGGACATGACCGCCTCCATGTTGAGGCGGCGTAACACGGGGTCAGGCATCGTTGCCATCCCGGCCATGTCATTCAGGAACATCATGAGGTTCTGCGCATCAGCCGTGCGGCTGAGGGCAGCGAGGCCCGTGATGATCGTGGGCTCAAGGTCCGTGCCTTGCACGTCAATCTTGATGGCGTCCAGGAGCCACATGACCAAGGGGAGTTGCAGGTCCACGGACAGGCGTGTGTAAACGCCGCCGAGAGCTGTCTCCAGCTCATTCGCCTGCATACGGATTTCCTCCGCCGTCACGCGCTCGGCGTCACGGGTCACGGCAGTGCCAAGCAGGAAGGCCATGCCGATGCGTCGGATGTACTTGTCTGTGGACTTGCCGAGTTGCTCAAGAGCGCCGCTACCAACGAGGCTCACGAGGGTAAGGTCATCCTTCTTGCCAGCGAGCACGTCGCCGGTCTGCGAGGTCTTGAACTGCGCCACGTCCGTGATGCCGGACGGGTTCGCCAGCCAGCGGTAATCGCTGGCAAGGATCGCGGCCTTGACCTCAGCCTCGCTCAGCGTGCTGAGGGTGCCGAAGTCGCCTGCGTAGTCCTCGACCAAGCCGGTGCCGTAGTCGTGCTCGTCGGCCAAGTCCCACACCAGGGCGTGGATGGGGAACTTCTCCTCCGTCCAACTGTGCGAGAAGTCGGCGGGCAACTCTTGCTCGCCGACGTGCTGCGTCACGGTCCATGCCTTATCGGCGCCGGACCACTTGTACCAACGGATGAAGTCCACGAGCGACTCAGGCTGATGGCCCGGCGTCACCTCACGCACCTTGTCCTCCAGCTCGTCGTACATGACCTTCTCGTGGATCATGACCTCGATGAGCCTGCCGCTCACCGACCGCTTGGCGATGTACCGCTTGAGGCCCATGACGCGGATAGCGTCGGGGTCCGTGCGGTCAAGCAAGACGTTGCCAGTGATGATGAGGTGCTTGAGCGCCTCGTACAGCTTGGGGCGCACGGCCCGTTGATCCAGCACGCGGAGGGCGCGCTGCTCCCCGCCGACCAAAGCGTCCCGAAGCTGTGCGTCGGTGATGCCTTGGGCGGCGAGCTTGTCCGACAGGGCCTTGTTGGGGTCCAGACGGAAGAACGGTTGGGACGGCGAGAACATCGCCAGCATCAGCTTGTTCAGGAGGTGGTTGACCGCCTGTGCGCCGACGCTTTGGTAATCGTGCTGGATGGATTCCGTGGATTGGTCTACGCCGTCAGGCAGGCAGACCTTCGGGATGGTCACGGAGGCGTAGCCCTCGACGCGCCGCAAGAAGCCACGCCGCTTGGCGTTCAACTCCTGCCAGCGCCCGAGGGCGGACTTACCCTGCCGTCTAGGCGTGGGCTTGCTCATACGCGAATGCTCCCGCTGGCGCCGCCCGCAGCCTCGTCGGCTGAGAACGTGGCCCGCACCGTGCGTCGGCGGGCTGCCTCCACAGGCGCAGCGGCCCCGGCCTGTACCACAGGCGCCTCTGTGCCGACAGCGGCGTCACGGGTCGCCTGCTCGGCGAGGGCTGTGACACGCTGGCGCTCAATGGCTGCCTGTGAGGCGAGGGCGTTGCCCCGCGCCGACTCTGCGGCCTGGGCGGCGGCGAGCCGGGCGCTCTCAGCGACCTGAGCGGCTTGCTCTTTTGCCGACTTGCGCTGCTCGCTGGCGGAGTACACCGTCGCGGCAGCGCCGATCAGCCCAGCGATTGCTGAGATTCCCATTGGATTCCTTCAAATGATTTTTCCGACCACAGCCTCCTCGTCTGAGTAGCCGAGGAGACGACTGCGGAGGATCGTGGCGAAGTTGTTGCCTGCCTTGCAGTGGTAGACAACCTTCTGAGCCCCGAGCCGTTTGAGGGCCGTCTCCGAGAACCGGAGAAGTCGAAGGGCGGTTGAGCCGTGGCGGTAATCGTCACGGATGTAGAACACGTCATTGACCGCCATGAACAGCCCGGCGTAGTGCATGTGCGTGTTCAAGAAGAATGCGTTGTAGCCGACAAGCTGGCCGTCGTCCGCCCGTGCTGTGAACAAGGCGAACAGACCCGCAGTCTCAAGGATTTCGTACTCGACCCACTTGGGGGCGAGCTTCACAACGTCCTTGTGGAGCGTCAGCTCCTCGTAGTGCAGTTGCAGCAATGGGTACACGGCGTCCCACACATCGCTGAGGAGTTCTTGCTGGTACTTCATTGCAGATGCAGGACCATTGCGCAACGGAACCGCCATTGCTCGCCCCGGAGGTGCGACTGCACACCGGACAGCGTGCCCTCGTTGTCGTACAGCTTCATGCGGACAAGCTCAGTGATGAGCCTTGTGTCCACGCTGTAGGCAACGAGGTACGTCTCGTCCACGATGACCGAGGTAACGCCCGGCGTCTCAAACGCCATGTGTGCCCGCTCATCGCTGATGCCTCGCTCGAATGCAACGATCTTGTCGCCGCCGTCTGAGAGCCGGTAGGTCATCCCCCAACCACAAAGCCAGTACGCAGGATACGGAGTACATGCTCCACACCTAACTGCATCCCTGCTTGGATAGGAGTTGTGTCCTCTCTTACAGCCATACCTGACAAGGCTTTCTGTTCAAGTACCTTGTACTGTTGCTGTGTAAGTACCATTACCCTATCAATAGGTAACTCAGTTGAGTTCTCCATTGAGGGGATACGAGCAGTTCTAGAGCCCTGCTTTATTCCATTCATGTGGGTGGTGTCCTGAAACCCTTGCTGGGCAAGGGCTAGTTGCTATGCGAAAAAGTACCGGCTTGACAGCACGCTGTCCAAGTCCAAGGTGCCCGGCGTGGGCGGCGGGACGGTGTATCCCGTGGAGTCCGCGAGCGTCTGGAGGATGGCCGTGTCGGAGTACATGCGGACGAACTCCTCGCGGATGATCTGCGAGAGGGCTGCCGTGTCTGCCGCGTGGGCGCCGAAGTCGTCGTGGATGGCCGAGACGCACATGCCGTGCCGTTGCGCCTGATTGAGCACGCGGGTCAGGTGGCTGGCGTCCAGGCTGTGGACGAAGTTCGGGGCGACGGCATTGGCGATGCGCCGGGGGTCCAAGCTGTCCGGCTCGGGGCGGAACAGACGGATGCGGGTCTTGAACGCCACGCTCTCGACGCGGATCATGCGTTCCTTGGCGTACTCGCTGACCACGCGGAGCCCGGTGGGCGTCGTCCACGCAACGCGGTGCCCGTTCTTGGCAGCGTGCGCGGCCCATCCCTTGAGCCACTCCATCGCCTCGCGGGCCTTGATGACCGTCTCGCCGATGGCAGCCCACACGACATGCGACAGGAAGTTGCCCGCCGTGCCGTAGTCCGCCAGTGCGATCTGCGGGGGCTTCTCCGCCTCAAGGTAATCCTTGACGATGAACTCGGCGCAGGCGTACCGCGTGCAGCCGTACGGCAGCGTCATGGTCGTGCGCTTGGTGATCTTGCGGTTGAGGCCGTGCGCGAGCCACGCGTCCCGGTGCAGGGACGGTGGCATGGCTTCCAGAATCTCGCGGGCCTTGTTCGCTACGTCGGCGTAGACATCGTTGGGCTTGGGGCCGTCAATGAGGTTGACGGCCTTGCCGCCTACTTCGTCACGGAGGAGGGCGGAGAAGTTCTGGAGTCCGTTGCAGGTTCCATCCAGCGATATTGGTACGTGAGAAACAAAGCCCACCGGATCGGCGCACCACCCCGCGTATTCCAAAGCCCATGAAAGGAATTGGACGGGGCAGTCGGCTTCGGTCCAACCGCGATTGCCAACCGGATCAGCAGCAATTGCAAGGAGTGTCTCATGCTGTTCATCAACCCACCGCACCCGTTCCTCGAAGCTGATTTTGTCCAGCCCGAACTTGGACGCTCCGTGCGCCTTGAACCACCACACCGCCTCCGGGCCATGCAGGGCCTTGCCCTCCGCGAACCGGATAACGCCTCTCTCCAGGTCCGTACCCTGTGGGGATATACCCCCAGCTCGTGAATAGACCCGCCCCCGGAAGTCCGCATAGTATGCGAACCAAATCCTCGAATACTCGGAAAGCTCGCTGGCCTCCTTGTACGCCTTCTGGACCCTCCGATGCTTCACCGCCCGTACACGCTTGTCCGTGTACCACTCCTTCGCTCTCAGCTTCCATGCTCGCTTCTCCTCGGGCGTGTCGCCCGTGTACGCTGGCATCGGCCCCGGATCGGGGCTCACAATGTCCTTGCCTATGTCGTGCGTCAGGCTGACAGCACGGACGGCCTCAAGGACCGGCGTGTTGACTTGCCACGGCACGGACTGCAAAAAGTTGATGGCCTCGATGTGGCTGTCCGGTATCTGCCGGATGCCTGCACCCTGCACGGCGTAGCCCATGAGGCGCTGCATGGCCTCCGTGTGAAAGCCCCCGCCCGTGTTGGTCATCGCGTCCCACGGCAACGGCGCCTCGATCAGCGGCCCAGCCATGCGGGGCATGTCGGCCAGCCGCTCCATGAGGGCGAGGCCCGAGCTACGCACGTCCTCGGCCAGCACGACGTACCCGTAGACGCGGGCTTGGCCTCGCACGCGCTCGACCTTGTTCCACACCTCGATGAACGCCAGCCGCTTGAGCTGATGCACGAGGTAATGCCCGACTTGCTCGGTGTCCCCGTGTCCCCATGTGGGGAAGGTGTAGCCCTCTTGCTGGTATCGCGCCTTGAACACCTTGACGATGTGCCGCTCATCGCTCGTCATGGTCCTGTGATGCTCCCGCAGCAGGCTGTTGAACAGCGGCGGGGAGAGCGCAGCAAAGTGCGTCATCAGGTACTCAAGGTACGCTGACCGGCCCACCGCGTACGACAGCTTCTTGAGGACCGGCTGCGGGGTGTCGGCTGCATCGTTGCTCAGGAGCACGCTCAGGACGGTCTGGATGGCCCTCAGCGCCACGAGCGAGGGGTCCAGGCTACCCAGGTACAGGGCGAACTTCTTGTACGCTCCTGCGCCGCCGTTGGCCTTCGCATCCTCCTTGATGCGGTCGGCTAGGTCAGTGATGACTTGGCGGACTAGGAAGTTGGTATAAGGCAGCACCGCAGTGTTGCCCGCCTTCTCGGCTTGCATGACTTGGGACAGGAGCTTCTCCCGCCCCTCGGCCAGCAGCCGAGTCTCGCGCTCGGCTTGGCTGAGGTCCAACTAGGCTGGGAGCGGGCCGAGCCCGGCAGCGTAGCGACTGGCAGCCGCTATGGCGCCGTCGATTGTGTGGCCGATGCCGTAGACGTAAAGGCCCGTGGTTTCCCGCTGCTCGTCGGACAGGGCGTACCATGCCGCGCACCCTGCCTTGTCGCGTACGAGTGTCACGCTTCCCATCGCCGTAGCGTCGTGAGCGCGGCACGAGAAGTCGGCGGTGTAGAAGCACCAGCCATCAGGGATAGGATCGTCGCTCATGCCAACCTCCCGATCACGTACGCGGCAGCCCGCTTGTTGAATGCCCTCAAGTGGTCCTGCGCCCATCGCCGGATCACGTACGACCGAGCCACGCTGATGACGGTGTAGACCAACCCGATGATGAGGTTGGTCCCCAGCGTCAGCGAGGTGAAGCCGAAGGCGGGCAGGACGATCAGGTTGGCAACGAAGTTGATGGTGAAGCCAATCGCCACGTTGATCCACGCCTCGATGAAGGACTCCATGCGGGTCTGCCGCACGGTGATGTGCAGATCAGCCGTTTCCACGCTCGGCCTCAAGTTCCGTCTGTAGCAGCGCCAGCGCCCGCCATGCGAGCTTGGCCGAGTGCCGCATCCCGTCCGTGTCCATGCGGCCACGGTCGATCAGGTGCCGGGGGATGCAGTCCGCGTGGTCAAGGCTCTTGGTCCTGTCCCAATGCAACGGCTGGCCGGGGTTGTGCTGGTCGTTGCCCGCCTTGCTGACGCGGGCCACCTCGGCGATGGCGAGGGGGAAGTAATCCAGCACGCCGGTTGCGATGGGCAAGTCCTTGCGGACCTTGGGGTCGGCGGGCAGGAGCATGGCGGGGAGGGGCGTAGCCGGGGGCACGGACGATGCGAGCGCCACGATGTCGTGCTCACTTCTCTCGGTGAGGCAATAGGCCCCCGTGTCTGTCCAGCACATATCATCAGGGTGGGCGGCGCAACGCATTGAATACACGCGGTGCGGCCAGCAGTTCCCGATGGTTACGGTTTCTCCGGCGCGGGTGCGGTACGTCTTTCCAACTTCAATCTTCATGTTGCGAGCAACCCTTTCCGTTTCTCTTTGCTGTTGATTAGCGTGCGGCCATGCGGCCATGATCCACAACCGTTGCAGTGGTATCGCTGATACGCGCCGACGTTGGTGCGGAACAGGCCGCGCTTCTGGAGGTGATGGCTACCGCAGTTAGGGCACGCAATGCCCTCGTGGTCGTCGTCGTACACATCCACATTGGGGTGCCGTGTGTCCCACGGACGCAGCACGCCGTACAGCTCCTCAAGGCTCAGTACGTCGTGCTCGTTGTACGTCCGCATTTCCTTCCAGGCGGCGGCGTTGCCGGACATGACGCCCTTCCACAGCGCGAAGCCGGGGAACCTGCTGTGCGGCAGCTTCTTGTACTTGGTGTTGAGCTTGTCGGCGAGGTACTCCAGCTTGTTGCTGGTGAACTTGAACCGCGCCTTGGCGATGATGAGCGTGTCCACCACCTTGACAGGGCTGTACGGCTTCATACCGGCCAGCGCCATGCGGGCGTTGATCTTCTTGAGGTCAAACTGCTTGCCGTTGTGCGCGACCACAATGTCCGCCGCGTCGAGCAACTTCCACAGCTTGCGCAGCAGGCCGCTATCGTCCTCGATATCAGCGACACGCTGTTGGTCGTGATAGATCACGGCGTCGTCGCCCAGCCACTTTGCCCCGAAGGACAGGATGTACCAATCGCGCTCGATTTGGTTGAGGCCGACGTTCTGCTGCCAGATGCTCCAGACGTTACCGAGGATCGGCGCCGTCTCGATATCGAGGAACAGCATACGGGCTTGGCCCGGCTTGGTTCCTGTGGCAGCCGGTGACTTGTACTTGCGTACCGCCACTAGTCCACCCACTCCAGCACGTCGAAGCGCACGGACATGAACTCGCCCCGATAGAATGTCAGACAGGTCAGCCCGAGCTTCTTGGCAATGTCCTCCATTTGGGACAACAGGTAAGCGTTGGCAATGCGTGTCGTGTGGTGGTCAACTACCACGACAGTCTTGCCGGGCTGTCGAATTGCCTCACCCAAGTATCCGAGGGCGAGCCCCGTAGAACGCCCCGAGCCCCGGAGTTCGCCCTCATTCGGAGAGTGTGCCGGGCCTCGTGGCGCCATCAGTTTGTTGCGGTAACCCATCAGGTTCCTTTCATGGAGGCACGGGCTCGCCGGGCTCTCTTGTTGCGCAGCTCACGGCGTTCGTCTGTGGTGCGGTGGCTTGGGTACAAGGGCGTGTCGTCAGGCCGCTTGCGATAGAGGTACTCGACCGTGTTGCTGAGAAACTTCGCAAACCGGGGCAGGCTCTTGAGGAGGTGACGAGCGCGATTGTTTTCAAGGTGCCCGAGCATGGCGTTACAGCCACGATGCAGCACGCCCCGTATTTGCCCCGTCGTATGGTCGTGATCGAGGACTGCCTCACCAGCGGCAACTGGCTCATGACAGAGTGCGCAGCGTCCCTCTTGCTGTTCCAGAAGCTCGCGGCGATACGGCGCAACCTTCGTCGTTGTGAGGCGTTCACCCACCGGCCATACCCTGCCGGATGGCGATGATGAACCCGACGTTGGCAACGGCGTAGCTGACGAACGCGAGGCACATGCCGGGGTTCCCCTTGAGGAACAGGTCCAGCGCCACGCCGAGGTAAATGAAGCCCACGAGGGCCAGCAGCGGCCCGCTCATGGCATCACCCTTTCCCACTTGCCCTTGGGGCACGCCGACGCCCGTAGCCGCGTCTTGCTCGCAATCGGGCAGCCGCAGGCGGAGCAGTAGTTAATGGGCTTGGTCCGCAGATGCGGGCACGCCATGCAGACCGCACGGCGCTTCTCTATTTGCTCTCCGGTGAGGATCATGCGGCCCTCGCTTTGAGCATGGCGTCGGCGTACTCGTATGCCAGCTTTGTTATGGCTACCGGGTCCGGATCGCCGATCACAGTTTTTGTGTTGACCTGTACCCAGAAGCTGAAGCAGCCTTGCAGCGCCTTCGCTGCGAAGTAGTCGCGCAGCATCATGCCGTTGTGCGAATACTGATACACCACGGTTTCTCCGGTCCCCTGGTTCTGACTCAGGTCATGCGGCTGCGGGAACGCTGGCCCGCCGTCGGTTCTGTAGTCGGTCAATTGACCCGCCTTTCCAGTTGCCGCACCGCTTGCTCCAACTCAGGAGACTTGACGGGCACGGCTTTCATGAAGTCGCCCACGGCGGCGGCGTTGTCCGTGCGCAGCCACAACAAGGCGGCTTGCTCGGCGAACGCTGCGGCCCAGGCTTGGGAGTAGTACCAGCGGTACATATCGCGGACCACGTTGAACGCATCGGCGGAGTTGTTGGCCTTGGACAGCCACTCCGTTGCGCACGCCTCGCCGCATGTCTTGAAGCTGCCGATCTGCTTGGCGGGCTGCCCCGGCAGGCCGGGAATCTCGTCGGCTGCATCGCCCATGAGCATCTGCAACCAAAACCACTTCTGCCCGTACACGAGGCCGTCCTCGTCCACCTTGCAGAACGTGTCCGGCGTGGTGTCCACGAGGCCTAGCGTCGTCCACGAGACATGCCTGCCGGGGATCATGCGGAAGTCCTTGTCCCGTGAGAACAGGGCGGGCAGCTTGCCCGACTGCCACGCGAACTTGGCGCTCACCGCAACGCCGTCGTCGGCCTCGCGGTCCTCCCACAGCTTGACCTTGAACTCCCCGATGCCTGTGCCCACGGCCCCCTCCAGCCACCCGCGCATCGCCTGCCAGTTGACCGGGCGGCGGGAGCTATCCCGCTTGCCTTGGTACGGCTTGACCGTGGCGATCTGGTATCGCTTGCCCTTGTCGGAGCCAGCGGCGGTTATGTGAATGACGCTGCGGCCACCGGCCCCGGCGATGCGGCGGACGGTGCTGAGGGTGCGGGCCATGTTGGCCCTCGCATCCCCAAAGCTCGTCTCGTCGTTGCCGGAGAAGTAGTACGCGCAGTAGTCGCCATCGACATGCAGCTCCGTGTCCGCAGACACGGCGGGGAGGGCAGCGTCACCTAGGGCTACCGCTTTCGCGGCCAGCGCCTCTAGGTCCAAGGCCATTAGAGCCCCGCGAGCGGGTCGCTGTCAGCCGGGGCGGGGTCAGCCTTGGCTGCCGGTTTCGGCGGCGCCTTGGGCTTCGCAGCGGCCTTGGCGGGGGCCTTGGGCGCCTGGGTAGCGGCGGGCTCGGTCAGGCCAGCGGGCTTCTCGCCCTCGTCGCCTTCCGCGTCGTCGTCCTCAGCCTCGACCTTGCCAGCCGGGACCGTCTCGTCGGCGCGGCCCGCTTCGATCAGCAGGTTGTAGATCGGGGAGCCGACGAAGTTCTCGGCGCTCTTGATCTTTTCCTGGATGTAGTTCTTGCTGGTGCCGTCGTCGCGGACGCCCTCGATCTTGATGCTGTCCCATTGGTCGAGGTCCGGGTAGTCCCACAGGAACACGCGGGGCGTACTGATGGCCGGGGGCACGGATACCTTGCGGGTGTCCCCCGTCTCGGGATCGGAGAACGTCGTATCGAAGATCTGGAACGCGCCCTTGTCCTTGAGCTGGGCCAACACGCGGTCCTTGCCGTCGCGGCCCTTGTACTTGTAGTGGCTCACCACGCCGCGCCATGCGTATTCGAGAACCATGTCCACGAAGTTCTTGGCGGCGCCGTCCGTGTTCATCATATTGAACAACTGGATGTAGCCATTCTTGACGTGCGTGCCAACGATGGTCTTGACGTTGACGCGGAACGGGATGAGCGTGCCGTCGTCCAGCTTCTTCGGCTCGTGCTTCGGGCCGGACAGCTCGAAGCTCAGCTCGGCGCGGGGCTTGCGCTTCTCGCCGAAGGCGCTCTTGGTCGTGTGCACGCCCGTCTCGATGTAGCTGACGAGGCGCAGGCGGGTCGGGCCTTCCTGCGGCGGCTCGAAGTCCCCGCCTCCGGCGTTGGGCTTGGTAAGGTCGGCGGCGGTCGCAGCAACTTCGCCGCGAATTTTCTTAAGGTCAAGTGCCAATTAGGCTTCCTTCAAATACGAGGGCACATAGCCCTCCATGTACGTAGCCCGCATCCATGCGCGGACAATCTCTGCCGATGATTCAAAGGCGTTACGGTCCTCGAACGATTTGTGTTCGTACATCGAGGGGCCGTAGCCTGTGTCGCTGGGGACTGGCACCGGCACCGTGGTCCCAAAGAGGTACTCGATCAGGTCGCTGGCAGCCAACATGCTTGCGTGCATGAGGACGCCCGCCTTGCGGCTGACCGAGTTGTGGAAGTCGCCGTAGAGGGCGTCGTGAACCGTGTTGACCAGGAGCGCGAGGCCCCCGAGGTTCTTGTACTTGTAGAAGATGCGGACGGCCAGCCACATCGCAGCCTTCATGAACGTTGCGCCCGTGCCCTGGACCGGGTAGTTCTTCAACTCGGTCGGCGAGAACGATTGCAGCGTGCCGCGCTTGGCGAGCCAGTCAGGGGCCGACTGCTCCGTGAACGTGTACCGCGTGCCGTCGAAGGTCCGGTAGTGCCCACGGTGCAACTGCAACCGTATCCGCATGAGCGGGTGCTGCACGAACACGTTGGTCGGGCGCCTGGAGTTCTCAACGATGGCCGATACCTTCTCGGACCACTTGGCGTTGCCGGGATAGCGGCGCTCGTCGGCGTCGATCCACTCTTGCACCAACTCCACGGCGCGCTTGACGGTGGCCGCGATCTTCTTGGCCCCGGCGCCGTAGGCCCGCTGGAACGAGAACACCTTGATATCGGTGCGCTTCACGTCCCACTCGTGGACCGCGTGTATCTCGTTGCCCTTGGCGTCGGTGCCGCCCTTGCACAGCAGAAGCACCTTCTCGTACGGCACGTTCTCCACGGTGGAGAGCCGGGCGCAGTGCATGTCCAGCCCCTCGCGCAAGTCCGCGATCAACTGCGCGTCCCCGGTCAGCATGGCTTGGCAGTAAATCTCCAGCGTCTTGAAGTCGCTGGTGCCAATCACGCCGTCATCGCCGAAGCGCGATGCGAACATGCGCTTGACCTCGCTCGTGGACTCCTTGGGCAAGTTGCCCATGTTGGGGTTCGTGTGCGACAGGCGACCCGTGACGGTGGACGTGTGGTTGACGCCGTGGTGCACGATGCCGTCCGGCCCGACCAACGTGAGCATCCCCTTGAACTCGCCGGGGCTCTTCTCGTCGGGCATCTGATAATAGGTGCCCAAGTCCTTCGTCGCCGCAGCCAGCTTGCCATACGTCTCAAGGAACGGCACGCCCGAGGTCAGGGCAAGCTCCTCGATAATGTCGGCCCGCGTGCTGTAGTACCCCTTCTCCTCGCCCTCCCACTCCTTGCGTGGCGTGGCGTAGCCGGGGAGGCGGTAGTAGAAGTCCGCGATGCGGGACTTGGGCTTGCTGTGGTCCGGCACCGTGACCTTCTTGGTCTTGTACTGACCCTTCTTCTGGCCCCCGGTGTAGCGCACACGTTCCGGCATACGTTGGTCGTGGTCGAGACGGTCCTGCCTGTCCTCGTACTCTGTGACGGCCATCGTCTCGTCATCCTCAAGTACGTAGTGCTCCTCCGTCTTGAGGGCGTACGCCTGCTCACCCTTCTCATCGAGCACCGCCTCGCGTGCGGGGTACTTGACGTTGCCGCCGAAGATGAGCGCACTGCGTTGCTTGGGGCTGCCCCAATTGAACTCGAAGGGCATGTCCGTGGGCAGATACTGCTGCATGTCCGCCCGCATGGCGGCAATGTCGGAGGTCAACTTCTCCGCCAACTCCAGGCCGAGGGGCTTGTTGACCCACAGCCCGTTGCGCTCCATTTCAATCGAAGCCAAAAGGGCGCCCATGTCCAGCCGGATTTTCGGCAGCATTTTTAGGTCGCGTGCGGCCTTGAGCTGCCCGAGCATGATGGCCTCGGTGTTGAGAATGTCACCGCCATCGCCGTTGCGCCCGGTGAGGTAGTCCATGAGGAGTTGCCGTGGGATGAGGTGTGTGTTGACGCCCTTTTCCCACAAGGCCTTGACCTCATCAATCTTGGTGCTGCCGCCGTAGCGCGGCGCCACCTCGTCCAGCGAGAGCATGTGCGACTCTTGGACCATGCCGGTCAGCAGGTACTCAGCGAGTTGCCCGTCCCACACCAGCCCGCCCGAGGCTACCCAATCCTGATAGACCTCGTAGTCCTTCTCGTTGCGCAGGAGGTGCAGCAGATCAAACTTGATGTTGAACCCGGCGAGCAGCTTGGGGCCACCGGCCAGGAGCATCGAGAGCAAGCCCTCGTAGCCCCGTGCGTCCTCGCCGTAGTACATCCCCGCAACGGGGCTGTGGCTAAACTTCCAGCCCGCTGCAACGATCCAATTCTCAGGGGAGAACGGGCTCGCCTTGCGGCCCATGTACTTCGTGATTGTGGTTTCAACGTCGAGGACTGCGTAGGTGTTGCTTAGCTGCATGCCAGTGCGCCGAAGAACATGACAGCCGCGACGATCAGCAATCTCTCATCGCCCGTCAGCAACGTGACGATGATGGCGCTGCATCCTAGCGCGATAAGGGCGCCGCTCATAGCGACTCCAGCTCAGTCTTGAGCGCGGCGTGCATCAGCGCCAGGATCAGGGCTGGCAGCCATCCATAAGCCGCCCATACAAGGATCACGGCTATGCTTGTAAAGATCATTAATCGTCCTCGGTGGGTTCCACCAGCCGACCGCGATCCGCGTCAAAGTAATACGCTGCGTTGGGGCTGTACTTCGCCCCCTCACGCTTGATTTTGTTCTTGGTCATGCCGATGTACCGGGTGTTGGGAGCAGCGGGGTCAACCCCGCCAGTAATGATGAAGTCGCACGCGCCTTGCTTGCCGGTGCGGCTGTCCTTGAGCGCCGACTGCGGCGGGTACTTGATCCCGTCCGCCGTGCCGGGTAGCTGGCTCGTCGCCAGCCCCACGAAGTCGTGCATGACGGCGGCGTTGCGCCCCCATCCGTACATCGCCTCAAGGATTTGGTCCGTGCGCTCGCCGCCGTTCATGGTGACGCCCGCGAACTGGATGTTGTCGATCATGTCGTACACGACAAGGCCGGGGCGCTTCTTGCGCAGCAACTCCCCAATCTCGTACGACTGAAAGCCGTGTACGTCGATGACCTGGATCATGTCCTCGCGGCCCCCGATGACCTCGATGTACTGCCGCTTGGCTTCCACCGGACCGAGAGCCACTAGCTCGCTGATGCTCAGGCCGAGAGCCGACTGCCGCAGGCGGGAAATGATCCGCGTACCCGGCCCCTCGTTGTTGAGCCATACGACAGGGCGGAAGTCGCCGGGGTGCAGCTCCACGAGCTGCGGCGCCATGAACGTGACCTCACTCGCAACGAGCGTTGTCTTGCCCATGTCGGGGCGCATGGCGATGATGCCGAAGTCCCCGCCCCGCAGCGCCCGCGTACTCTTGCGCAACGCCGACAGCCGCCAATGCAGGCCGCTGTCGTTCGTCTCTTGGGCAATCATGTCCTCCCACGACAACTCCGCGTTGGCCGTGCGGACCTTGCGCGACAGCGAGTTGTCGTACTGCTCCAGCGTAGCCCGCAGGGCCTCGCCGAGTTCCACCTCACCACCCGCCTTCCACTTCTCGATGAAGTCCAACGTCTTGTTGGACAACTCCGTTCCGAGGAGGTTGGTGATGATCTGATCCTCCAGCCCGACAGGGTTAGGGGTGTCGATTGGTCGCGTCAACGCGAGCCAGAACTCAACATCCTTGTCCTTCCAGTTGGGGTATCGGGTGCGGAGGTAAGGCCAGAACTCAGCGTGCTTGATGCTTTGCGCATCGGTGGCCTTGAAGTATTCGCCGAAACGTTTGATGAGGGCTGCCGTCTGCTCGTTGACGGTGCCCGAGGGGATCATGTTTGCGAACCGCTCGTACTTCTTGCGGTCCTTGAGCAGCCGTAGGACGCTGAGGTCTAAGGCGAATGCGCTCACGTTTCCAATGCCTCTCTAATCTCCTGTGGCTCGTGCAACTTGGGGTCGCGCTCGCTCACGATGTTGCGGACCTCGACGCCGAGGTTGCCGAATTGCTCCCGCAGCGTTACCGCGCCGCGTTGGCCGTACACGTCAGGGTCCAGCCAAGTGAACACCGGCACCTTGCGCAGCCCCGCCTTGACGGCGATGCGGACCACGGTGTCCCGGTCCAGGCTCGTGCCCTGCGCCGCGATAGCGGTGATGTTCGTGTCCCGGCTGATGCGGTACGCGGAGAGCGCGTCCTCTGTGATGACGTAGCCGCACAGGGTTGTGGGGTTGCGCTCAAAGACCGCGCCGCCGCCGCGCTTGGCGCCTACGGGGAACAGGTACTTGGTGCCTTGCTTGTGCCTGCCCTTGCTCCATACCGGATCGCGGGCAATCCACGCGGCGGTGTGATCCACCGTGCGGTACGGCAGGACCACGCGGGCCATGCCGGGGCTCCAGAACGCCCCTAGCTGCGCTATCTCGTCGTTGTTGATGCCCGCCTTGTAGAACCACACACGGGCCTCTAGAGGCCAGTCCTGCGGGTGCGGCATGGCCCCGGCGAGGGGCAGGACGCTGCTCGCCGTGAACTCAAGGGCAGCGTCCCGCTGTTGCTTGATGATGGCAAGGCGCTCGGCGAGCGTTAGCTGTGGCTCGTAGACCTCACTTTGCTTCTCGCGGAAGTCATAGAGGTGATAGCCCTTGCCGTTGAATGAAACCAACTTGCCGTCACCGAGGCGGCGGCGCCCTCCGGGCTTGAGGTGTCGAACATCCTCAAACCACGGGGGTTGGTTCCTGTGGAATATTGTGCAGCTCACTCCTGCAAGGCGAGACGGGCACACAGGCGCAACAGCTCGGCCTTCTGCGCCGACTCCGCCGCCGACCACGCCGCCGACCACGCCGCCGACCACGCCACCGACCGCGCCGACTCCGCCGCCGACTCCGACGCCGACCACGCCGCCGACCACGCCACCGACCGCGCCGACT